TTTGCTGCCCAGTGCCGGACTGTACGCGGTCACCAACGTCACCACCGCCGCGATGGTGGCGATGACGTGGGTTTCCACGGAAGTCCAGTTGATCTTTGAAACGTTGATTGCCATTGGCTCTCCTTAAATGTCCACCGTTTTAGGGGTGATGATGACGGTTTGTTCTTGACGTGTTTGGGTTCGGGTCGAATCCGCGTCAAGGCTGGTTGCGTAACACGCCCAAGCATACTCCCACGTTCCAGGGGTGTAGTTGGTGGTGTCAATGTTGGCGTGGTAGAGTCCGACCCCATCACGAACAATGGTTCCGGTGTTGTCGCCCGTTCCGTGAATGTACGTCCATGACACGGTGTTCTGTCCTTGGACCTCGAAACCGAACACCACTTCGTCAGGGTCCACCGCCGTACCCTCAATGTCGGTAAAAGGTTCGCTGGTGTAAAACTGGACGACGGTTCCCTGAATGTACGATTGCGACACGACTACTCCTATTCTTGGACGGACGCGGAAACAAGGCCCGATTTTGTTGAAACTTGCACCGAACCGGACTGGTCCGCACTTCCCACCGTGGCCGATTGTTGGGATGCTCCGACATACCCCGATGCGTCACTAGCAACCACCGTGGCAATTAGGGTAGCAACTTGGACCGTTCCGGGGTTGGGGGTCTGGACGAACAACCCACGAAACCACCCGATGAACCCAGCACGGTAAAACGGACGACCGGAGTGAAGGCTCATACCGATGCAATGCAACGCCACTTAGACGTTGCCCCGTTGAATTGAAACGTCACCGTTTTGGGTAGCGTTGTGGACCCGTTGGAAGTTGTGGGGGCTGACACGGTTGAGTTCTCCGTGTTGGTCCAACCGATTGTCTGACTCGCAGCGGAGAAGTCGTAGACGCGCACGATCATCATTTGACCGTCAAGCGCACCGCTTGTCGCGAGCGTGATCGCCATTGTCGCTGCGGACGAGTTGGTGAAATTGGCCGTTCCTGCTGTGACCGGCACGGTGCCAGCGTTGGACGCGACGGTGACCGTGGTTACCCCTGAAAGGGCCGTGGGGGTGACCTGAGAGGTAAGGACTACCTGCCCCACCGTCGCGAGGTCCGAACCGGCAGCGCCAGCAGCGAAACCAGTTCCACGCTGACCTCCACCCGTTATGCCGGAGGTCGAAAGACCCAACGTAGCCGCCGCTGCCCCCGGCGCGACCCATGCCGTGGAGGGGTTGGTGGAGATGGAGTGGCACGAGGACCAATAAACATTGCCCACCAGGTTGTAGCCGGTGAGGCCGAGGATGTAGCACGCCGCCGTCACGGGGGTTACTGTGGCGATTGGACTCATGCCAGCGATGGACTGTGAGCCGGTGGACAATGAGTTGGCAATGGTCAGGGAGTAGCCCGATGTTGAAAGGCCAGAGGCGAGGACCGTCCACGACCCGTTCAAGACCGCGAGCGCACCCGTGAAACCGGACAACGTGACCGCTTGACCAGAGGTGTAGGTATTGGTTTGGGTGAATGCAACCGTTGTTGAGTTCGTGACCGATACCGCCGTAATGGTTCCGATGGAAGTCGCCGGGGTCAGTGTGACGGTTAACTGCGTCCACGTTGATGAGTTGACGTCGGTCGCTGCGCCGGTAGCGGTGAGGGCAGAGATGTACTTGTTGTTGGAGTCGAAATAAGCCAAGCCGACGCGGAACTGGCCGTTGTGCCCACTCGTTATGGTGTTGCTTGGCGAGGCGAGCATGTAGGCCATGACCGTCAAGGCGGTTCCCACGGTGACGGGCGTTCTGTTGGATGCGCTGTTGGTGTTCGCCCACGTTCCACCGGGCGAAGTCGTGATGGTCCCCTTTAAGGCGTACCCAAAAGTACCTGCATTGGAAAATGGTGACTGCACGGTAGTGTCACGCGTTAGGGTGGCGTTAGAAAAGACCGCCCAGTCACCAGTACCCGTGAGCAAGTATGCATCGTTGAGGGCGTTTGCCAGCGTTCCCGTGGGGTAGTTACCGATGTTGTTTGGACCAGCATTCAAAGGAACAGTAACTGAAGACGACGCAGAAAACGACGAGACAGATAGAGTGCCGGGTATGTTTGTTTGGCCAGCGTCTACGTAGATGCCAGCGGACAGACCAGACGTTCCGCTATAGTGAGTCGACGTGTTGGACCAGTCGATCCCAGATGCGGAAACCGATCCGACAGTGTATCCGCCGAAGGCTATCCCGGCGCCCACGGTGTTCTGAATCGTGCCACCGAGAAACGACACGGAGTTAGCGTTGCCAGTCAGAGTGATGGCCGTTGCTCGATAACCGTATTGAACTCCAACTGAAGTGATCGAACCGCCCTGCCAAGAGATCCAAGATCCAGAAGTGGCGTCACCGAGCCAGCCACCCACCAAGGTGCAAGCGTTGTTCAAAGGGGCTGACGAACTAAACCCGGGAGCGTCCGCGTCGGCAACAATGAACTTTGCGACCAACGAGGGAGTGGGCTCCGACACCGCGCCAGTTATGAGAGCGCCCTCACCGGGATTGTGGATGGTAGGGCCGGAAAACTCCTGGAAGTAGCAACTGTCCACAACAAGGCCATTGGTGTAGTTGTAGTTGATGCTTGTCGTTCCAGAGGTGGAGGAGGCACCTTCAATAGCGGTGTAGCCGTAGACAAAATCAATGTCAAAGAATCCAACGGAATACGAATTGTTGCAGCGAACAAGGTAGGCCGTGGTGTTGGAGTTCCACCCACCGATGACCCCACCGTGGAAACGAACGTGGGAGACAATGCCCGAAGACAGTGATTGGCCGGAAATGTCAATCAGGGTTCCAGCAAACGAGCCGTCTGAGTAGCCGTAGTCAATGTCATACGACGTGAATCCGACAATGGAACTGCCGTTGAACACCTTGTTCCATACCTGCGCCCCACTAGCGACGTTGGCGATGAACGTGCCCGTGGTCAGGTAGAGAGTGCCACCGGAAACGTAGTAGGTGATGGACTGGTTGCCACCCGTGGTTTCGATGGTTCCGACCAAGGGGGAGCCGACCGAACCAGCGGCCAGCGTTCCGGTATTCACCGCGACTGACGTGCCGCCGGCCAACGCCATGCCGGAGGTCGTCGTGGAGCCTAAGCCCGTGCCGGTGTACTTGAGGCGCGACCCGTGAGCCGGTGAGTATCCACCAGCCGACGCACCACGAATCATGACGTTGGATTGGAGTTGGATTTGCCCTGTGAACTGGTATGTTCCAGCGTCAAGGAATCCCTCCCGACCCGTGGAGTTGCACGCGGCCAGCCATGAGTTGATCGCGGAAGTGTTGTCGGACGAAGCGGTTGAGACTCCGTAGAGAGCAGCGTTCAAAAAAGGCAGTTGCTCGACCGTTGCCGCATCCGTAGAAGAGGAACCATCGGCAAGGCCCGTAATCTTGTAGCCACCCATTGCAATTGCCCCGGACATGGTCCCACCGGCCTTTGGAAGCGCAGCATTGGCTGTTGACTGGGCGGACGAAGCGGCGGACGCGGCCGCAAGAACGCTACTGTTGCCAGAGATGATGCTCTCCACGTTTGACGTGGCTTGGAGTGTCGCCGCCTGAGAGCCGGTTCCGGGACCCATGGTGACGTCGCCAGTGGATTGCGTGATTCCACCCGAGCCACCGCCGATGGGGTAGCCGGAGCCCCACCCGCCGGTTGTTTTGGGGCCGTACATCAGCAACGAGGCCATGTTAAAGTAGTAGTCGCCCACGACTCCCTGCGTCGAAGCGGGAGCGGTCGTTCCGGTCAGCCAGTGAGTTGTCGGCCCGATGCAAGCAAAGATGAACGGCGTACCACCATCGTTGAAACCGATGATGACGGTCGACCCATTGGTCGGAATGTTGCCGCCGGGCAGCGGGGAGGGACCCCAAATTTCCGAGTTACCGAACGCCGGAATCTTGAACCGCGCTTGTCCCGAAGGAATGCCAGGGTTGGTGACGTGCGTGTCGACAATGCTGCCGTAGTAAGCGCCAGACTTCTGAGGCACCGTTGCCTTAACGTGGCCCATTACTCGCGCGTTCTGTTGGTTCTGAACGTTGACGTCAGGAGAACGGGACATTAAAGACCAATCGTAGAAAGGACGGACATGGGAATGTTGACTAGAGACCCAGACTTGAGCGTTAGAGGAAACCCTGTATCGTGCAAGGGAAGGGACGTGGGGTCAAAGACTTGGGCGAACGGCATGGGAACTTGCAGAGTCATCGTTGCTTGGGGTTCGTACCCGTTGCGTTGAATTCCCGAGACAAGCCATGCGCCGCTAGCGGGGCCGACGCCTTCAAGAATGACGACCTCTCCAGGCAGGTAGTTGAAGTTGTCCAGCGTGCATGTGACAGTGCAGGTACCGAATGGCTTTCCCACGTCCCAGTCGAAGTCGATCAATTGCACCGTTCGCGTGAATTCCTTCAGAACGGGAATGGGGTTGACCGCGTTCAAGCCCAGGTTGATGGGCGGCACTGCGGCCCCCTTGGCATTCTTGGTCATCAACCCGAGCCAGTATTCGTCGGGGCCGAAGAAGACGGTGTTGTTGTACTCCCACACTCGCCATCCGATGCTGGAAGCGATGCGCGTGATAGCCGTCCACGAGTTCTCGTACGGGTCGGTGGTCGTGCCTCGAGATAAGCCGATGGGGGTAGGAGCACCCTCGGCCAGAAGGTGCCATGTCGACGCGTAGTCTGGCGCCACAAACTTGACGGGGTTCTTGGCCGTGCTGATAGCCGACACCAGGCTTTTGACGAATGGGGTTACGTTGGTGCCCGTGGTTGCTGGCGTTGCGCCGGTCTGGTTGTTGAGCCGGTAGATCGTTTCGGATTCGAAAACCATTTGCAGTTGGTCGGACGCTTTTGTCAACTGGACAAAGACGTATTTGATTCCACCAATGTTCAAGGCAACACCCTGCTCTACCATGTTGCGCAAGATCAGACGTTTTGGGTCGGTGAATTGCAGCGTTACTGTGGAGGCACCCGTGTTAGTTAATTGCAAAATAACGCCAGTATTTGCCTGTGAAAAGTTAAAAGGCAACGGGGTTGTTTTGTTGGTTTCATAATCGTAAAGAGACAGTTTCTTTAGATCATTCGGTGAGAATCCAGGAGTGGCCATTATGCAGGTGGTAACGTGATGACTTGGCCCGCCATCAGAGAGATGGTAGCGGGATCGCGGATGTTATTGAGAAGTTGGATAGCGGGGATGTACGCTGCGACCGACGTGTGCGTTCCCTTGGTCATCCTGGCGGCGATTGAGTTAAGCGTGTCGCCGTCCTTGATGGTGTAAAGAACGTACTGTTGCGTCCCTCCGGCGGCCGCCGGGTCCTGAGACTGGAGCCATTGTTGGGCGGTCGAGTTACTGTACGACCCGATGGTGCTGCCGAGGGGTGGCGTGTACTCGTAGAAGGAGATCTCGAATGTCTGCTGGGTTCTGTACCCTGCGTTGCGGTCTCTGATGGCTCCCATCAACTTAACGTTGGTGGGAGCCCACAGTTTTTCCTTCCCGGGAATGGGACCGCTCAGCCGGATGATCGGTGGCTCGTAGGTCCCCGGAATGGCGTCCATCCACTTGAACATCTGGGCGATGAGAGATTCTACGGAGTCGGCCGGTGACGTAGGCGGCGCAGGAGTGTGGATCGACAAATCCAGAATGCCAGTGAATGACAACTCGAAGGGCGGCCGATCAAACCATTGAGTCGCCGAGACCATCTTGGGGCGTTCAATGATTTGCCAGCCACCAGAGGAGCCCGCCGGCGCGTAATTGGCTTCCCCCGAAAGGTTGCAGACGACCGGAAAATAGATGGGGTTAGACCCGCCGTTAACCGGAGACATCGTGACAAGCGTAGGTGCTGACATGTTATCCTACCGGTACATTTCCGCGCGCGCTGAGGTTCTTGTACCCGCGCGTCACTGCGGCGGCGAGGCCACCACTGCTTGAGTTCATCGCCGCGACCATGGCCATCTGGAAGTCGCTTTGCGTCATTCCCAATTCCTGCCACGCCTTCTTGTTGTAGGCTGCGATGTTCTTTGCCAAGTCCTGAATGTCCGACTCCGAGAGCATCCCCCTCCCGGTGAGCGTGTGCAGCCCCTTTTCGAAAAGGTCGATGCGCTTGGACAGTTGGGCTGCGTCGGACGTGTACACTTTTCCACCGCCACTGTGGACGCCGTAAAGTGCAGCCTGAGCAAGGTCGTACTTTTGCAGTTCCTTCATGTGAAGGACGTCCTGCGACAAAGTGTTGTATCGAGCAAAGGCACGGTTGCGGTTGAAACTGGAAAGGTTACCCACTAGGCTCTTTTGGCCGAAGTCGTGGATTTGCGACTTAAGGTCTTGCCTGGCCCACCCGGAGATGACTTCATCGCGGTGTTGCGCCATCATGTACGCCTGACCCGCTGGGGAGTTCATTTGATCCTTCACCCACTGGTAGCCGTTCTTGCCAATGATAGAGTTGAAAGTAGCCATGGCAGTGCTGGGATTGATGGACCCCTTGACGAGAGCACCGGGGCTCCAGAGGTTTGATGCCATCAGCGCTGCGTGCAGGTGCGCCTTGTCGGCGGCCGGGGCGTTTGAAGCGGCAAATTCATTGTACAGGGAAGTCAGGATTGCCCGGTTGGCGGTTGGCCCGAAGGGGCCGGGCGTCACAATGTACCCACCCTTTGAGTAGGCCTGAAGATCCTTGTAGGCACCAGCGTACTTCTTGTTTTTCCACATTGCGTAGATGGGGTTGAAGACTTTGGCAGGGTGCATCGCCAGTTCTACATCGAGTGCCCCAAGGGCGCCGAGTCGGCTCTGGATGTCGTTGATCTTGGCGAAGTCCGCGCCCGTAGGGAGGCCGCCGTTTTTGACGTACAGGGCAGCCAAGTTGGCCCGCAATTGCTGAATCTTGGACTTGACGGCGCTCTCTGAGGTAAGAATGTGCTTAGGCGTGTAGATCGAAGTGGCGGCGTGTCCAGCGAAGAGCGAGCCGAGACCCTTGAAGATCGCAGGCCCAAGCGTCGCAGCCAGCGTGCTCATCAAAATCATTCCGACCGGTCCACCGGCCATTCCGAGCGCTCCACCCAGGATGTCGCCCGCACCCATTCCGCCAAGTGTGGCCAGGATGCCGCCACCAGCAGATTCCGCGGCGCCCACAACGGCGCTACCGCCGATGGCACCAGCCAGGTCTTCCGCCCCACCGGTCATGCCGATTTTGGCAACCGTGGTCAGATCGCGCCCAGCATTTTGCATGCCGGACAACTTGCTGAAGATTCCTTCGACTTTTGCGGTGTCGCCGTTGGCAACTCCACGCCCCAGGCCAAGAGCGTTGCGGATGCCCGTCTTGGACAACAACTTGCCTTCGCTCATGTGGTACTGAAGGACGCGCTTCTCTTCTTCGGAAAGGTTGCCAGAGTTTTCTGCGTCTTTGATGAGTTGCTTTTCCAAGGAGGACGCACTGCGGCGCCCGCCTCCGCCACCGGAACCTCCGCCTGAAGCCGACTCGCCCGACATGATTCGGGCGGCGGTTAAAATCTTGTCGCCACCCTGGTTGATCTTGACGCCGGACATGGCGAGGTCGTCGGCGAGTTTCTTTTCGGCGGTGCCGCGACCGATGTTGTACGCGCTGTTGGGCATGTCCAACGAAGCGCCCATGTTGCCGAAGAAACGACCGACGGCATTCTTTTCACCGCCAAGGACGCGGCCCAAGCCACCGTACACCTTGCTACCAAGGGCGTTGCCGGCGCCAAACATGCGGATGGCGCCCTTGCTAATCGAAGCAGCCTTTGAAAGGCCGGCTGCTCCAAGAATGTATGCCAGGGTCAAGCCCACCGGAACGAGGATGGCTTTGAAGTGCGTGAGTGTGTTGGTTAAAAAGAGAAGACCGCGCGCAGCCTCCGTGGCGACCGGAGTCAACTCCTTGCCCACCTGGATCAAGTCGGCCTGGATGCCGATGAGAGTTTTGTGGAAAACAACGGAAGGGGTGTTCTCGGCTCGAGCAACGGCAGCCTGGTAGACGGCCTGAGTGTCGTTGCGTCCAATGGCGTTGTTGATCCCGACGTACCTCCCCACGTTGTTGAGCAGGGTTGCCACCGTTACGTACTGCTTGGCTCCACCAAAAGCCTTGGTCAGAATGAGTGTACGGATCTGGCGAAGTTCGTCCTGTTGCTGCTTGGTCTTGGGGTCCCGAAGAACGCCCGACGACCAGTCGCTAATCAACTGGGAAGAAATATTGTTGACACCCCACGATTGCAACTCATTGATTGCACCCTGGCGCCCCCTACCCTTACCGACCTTGGGGTAATTGTCGATGGGGTTGAACTGAGCGATTTGGTTGTTGAGGAACGTGGCGGCAGCGGCGATGCCCTGGTGCGCGACGATCTCCTGGACTTCGCCCGGCTTAATGCCCACCATTCCCATGGCCATGGCGCCCTGCTTGGTGTTGGCAGAAAGGAGGGTCAGACCAGTGGTGACTCGGGTACCGGCGATGGAGCCAGTGGCACCCAACGTGGTTAAAAGGTCGATCCACGCCATGGCGTCTTTGGCAGTGGCACCGTTAGCCTGAGCGGCCGCAAGAAGACCTCGGCCGACCGAGGAAATGAGTTCGCCCTGGCGGATGTCACCCGCACCAACGGTGGCGTTGATGAGCGCACCGGCTTTGTTGGGGTCGTTGCCGACACCGGGGAGGTTCGCGTTCAGAAGGGCGGCGACTACTCGGGCAGACTGCTCAGAAGCGGCGCCGGCAGGGACCCCACCAAGGACGTTCAACTTGGCAACGTTGCTGACAACTCCCTGAAGTTGTTTGTTGGTTGCCCCGAGGCCTTGGTTCCAAGACGCCGTACCAGACGCGACTCGGTAGATCATGTCGGCCACGCCGGAAATGCTTTGACCGGTCTGCTTGGCGACGTTGAGGTCCATTTGGGTCAAGAAGCCCATGCGGTTTGGCGAGACGCCAGCCTGCGTGATGGTTTGCATCAACGACTTATTGAGGTTCATGTACTGCTTGACAGACTCGTACGCCACGCCGCCGATACCGAGGGCAGTCCAGGTGGCGGCCTTCATGATGGCGGGGGTTCCGACCGACTCCATGCGGGTCAGCGCTGTGTACGTCTTCGAGTAGTTCGCATTGGCCATGGCAATGGCAACTTGCGAGTCGACAACGCGCGCGGCGAATCGCTCGGTGGCAATGGTCGCGGCGTCCTTTGCCGCAGCGTTCTGCTCGGTCAACTTTGTGTTGTCGGCAAGGGTGGTGCTCTCGCCGTCGACAGACTTTGTCGAGCCTTCTCGCGACTTGGTCGACTCACTCTGGGCGGTCTGAAGGGCATCGATGGCCGCCTGGTTCATCTTGGCGGCTTTGGTGTTTTCCTTCAGCGCGGCCGTAGAGGTGTCGACGCCAGCGGCAGCCTTATCGGCGCCCTCGCCGAGGTTAGTAAAAGCGTCGGCGCCCTTGTTGGCAAGGTCGGCCGCTTCGGACATACCGGGGGTACTTACTGGTATGATGATTTCGTCTGGTGCCATTGTACCCCCCTTTCACAAAGAAAGCCGCCACCCCGGGGTAGGGGCAGCGGCGCGTAAGCGCCCTCTATTTTGGACGCGGTCTAACTAAAGAATCTTGGAGAAAATCTCTGCAACAGTATTTCCCAAAATGACACCAAGATTCTCCTGCTCCCTCATTGTCTGCTCGTTCTTGATTTGGTAAGCGCGACGCAGAAGGGCGACCTCGATTATTGCATCTTCGCCAGCCCTGTCAAGGATGTTCATAGGGTCGACGCCGAGCAAAATTGCGCTAGCGCCGACCTCTATGAACTGGTCCCCTTCCAGGGCTTCTAAAAAGCCGAGTCGGCCTCGTTGTTGGCGTTGTTGCTCCACTCGATAAGAGCATCGGCAACAGACAGAAGGTCTCCGTCCGTAAGGAAAACCTTGCGACACGTTTCGGCGTGGGACTTGGTGTCCAGGCCGAGAGCGTCTGCGAGGTCCTTGTCGAACCGGGTCCATTCTCCGTGCGGGTCGTCTTCACGGAGGGAATACTTGGTGTCGGGGTCGCTGTCGTACACGGCGTAAACTCCGATGCACGAGTTGACGAGAACGTCCGCGCTGGACAGCAGGGTCCAGTCGCTTCCGCCCTTCTTCTGTCGGTTGGCGCTGGCCTCGGACAGTTTGCTCATGTCTACCGCTTTGAAGCGAGCCCAGAGTGCAGGTTCATTCCAGCGTGGAATCTGGATGTCCTTGTACAGTTCTGCTCGGATCTGCTTGTAGCGATCCCTTAGCCCTTCGAGTGGAGTGAATGATCGCGGAGCGACGTGCTCCACAGCCTCCTCTTCCTCGAACTTCTTGTAGCCCCCCTCGGGGTGGATGTTAACTTCGGCCATTGGTTCCTCCTACGGCTGGTGTTTTTGTTACTGCGTAATTGTTTCGACTGCCAAGTCAATCTCCACCATACGGGGGCTATTGGAGTTGGAGTCGGTCTGCCCCGGCTTCACGGCTGCAAGGCGGCCGTTGAAGACGGTCGGCGATCCCCAGGGGATACCCGAGTCGTCAAGGGGCTGCAAGGTCACAGTTGCGACCGCACGGCCGACGAGAGTCTTCAGGAGTCCAACGCGAGTGTGGTCCTTCTGAGTCTCGTACACCTTGGTGATGACAATGTCGGAGTAAACGGGGAGAGCGGTGTAGGTGATCTCGTCACCCATGCCGCCGGGTCGGTTCTTGACCGGCGAAGACGTCACGTCGCCACCAGAGAACTTGTCAAAAACGCCGTAGTCGACGCCGTTGACGTTCAGTGAAACTAGCCACTGCTGTTCTGAGCCGTAAAAGTGCTGTGTGGTATTTGAGGGCATCAAATTCTCCTAGTGGATAGAGGTGGTTAAGCCGTGACCGGAAGAGCCGCCGAAGCGAGGAACTTGCTCACGGTGATGTTGACGAATTCAGCAGACGGCGACATGCGAAGGCTCACCAACGCATTGATCTGCGAAGCGGCAATCGTGGTCGGGTTATTCACCTGAGGACCCGTGTTGACCGAGAAAGCGTTCTGGGCGACCGCGCCGTAGAGCGAGCCACGGTTGTAGTAACCCTGGCACACTCCGGCGAGAGCGCCGTTGAGGCGGGAGAAGACCTGGCCGCGACCGTCGATCTCGGCGAAGACAAAGCCCTCAGACACGATGTCGAAGTCACGCGTCATCTGCATGCGGAAACGAACGTTGTTGAGGAACACCCAGTTCTGGTCGAACGCAGCGCTACGGAACCCATAGAGTTCGATGGCGTTGAGGTTCGGGACCAGTCGGATGACGTTGACGCCACCCTGATTGAGGGTGGAGCGTTGCGCGTCCGTCCAAGCCTGGGTGACACCGACGACGTACGAAGCGGCACCGTTGCGGCCCGCGGCGGGAACGTTGCAGTCGGCAGTCTGGTCCATGATGGCAACCTTGGCCGCCGCATAGGCGGATGGGGCCGCGATGCGGTTGGCAACGACGCCGCTGGCGCTCGAAGGGTTCGTGTTGACGAGGCCGGGGATCAGGCACCACGGAGCGAAGAACGCAGCGTAGGACGGGTCGACGGTCACACCACCGGAGACGGGCGTGGTGGCTTGAAGCGTCGCCACAGAAGTCGTCAGGGTCGCGACGGTGGCCGTGTTGGCTCCGTCCAAGAATGCAACGCGGTTGTACAGCGCAGCGTGCGCGGTCAACTTGTTGTTGCAAAGGTCCGTGACGTGGCCGGGGAATGAGACCTGACCAGGTCCGTAACTCGAGTTGAAGACGGCAAGAGCGGCGTCAATGTCCGTGTCGGCGACGGCGGCGTTGGTTCCACCGGTCAAGTAAATGACCAGCGAGTTTCCGGCGGTCGGGAGGGTCGTGCTACCCGAGGTGCCGCTAGCAACCACCATGGCGTTGTAAGCCGGCAGTGAGTTGATCCAAGCCTGAAGGTCGGCATCGGAGCCGAGCGAGGGGGACGTGGCGAGCGTGACACCGTTGTAGGCAATCGTGGCGTACCAGACACCCGTGGTGGGGCAGGTCACCGTCACGATAACACCGGCAGCACTGGCGCTCGAGGAGTTGGCCCACTCACCCTTACCCAGGGCAGTGAGGACCGTGAGGCCGCTCGTCACCGTGGCGGTGGCGCCGCTGGACGCGGGAGCGCGCAGAGAAACGAACGCGTTGATTCCACCCTCACGAAAGTAAAGGTCGAGGGCGTCGTAAAGAAGCGAACTGTTGATGGTCGTGCTGTCGGCCGTCAGGGTGTAGCGACCCGTGATCTGACCGTTGACAATCTGACCGAAGTATTTGTTGAAGTCCGAGATCGAGTTGACCGGTACTGCAACTCCGGAGGGGCCGTAGGCGTCACCAACGACGAACCATGTGGCCGTCGGGGTGTTGCTCTGGGGGCTCGAGACTCCGGCAAGGACATTTACGTTGACGCCGGGTGCGCTAGGCATTGGTGTTCTCCTCTGAGGTATTGTCGGACTCAGTTACCTGAGTGCGAGTAGTGTTTGCGGTCTTCGTCTTGTCTTCCGTCTTGGCTTTGGCTTTTTCAGCCGGCGCCTCAACAACGTCCAAAAGGCCGTCCGCGATGTATTGGTTAATAAGGGGTCCGTCGGGGACGCTGTACTGCGAACTGGGGGACAAGGGGTGTCCGGCGTCGTCATTCAAAACATGACTGGCCTGGACGAAAACGTTCTTTTTGCTCATCTACTTTTCTTTCGAAATGGACACGTTGGCTTCAGCCACGGTCGGGACGTCTGATGGGGGAAGGATGGAGGGACCAGACATTGAGCCAGTGGCGGTGAACTGAGGCAACGGAGGTCCTCCGTAGACAGTGTTAATGTTGCCGACGGTGACGGCAAAGCGCAGGTGGCCGATCCCAGTCGTCCTGGTGCCGACGTGCTCGCCTTCGAGGTATTCCTCTCCGTCGTATTTGGAGGTTTCAGCGAAACCCCCGAGACCTTTTTGGTGGACCAGTAGCGTTCGAACGGCGGTCGTGTAGGCTTGAGTGAGCGCCGCAGTTTCGCGCCAGTCGGTGGTCCCGTAAACGAACACCATGATCTCGACGCGCCAGTCGGCTCGGATGCCGTCGCTCTGCATGAGCGGTTCTCCGACTGTGCTGGGGACATCCACCAGGATGAGGGCGCATGCTCCGCGCGGAGGGGTCGTGTAGTCTGGGCGGCGCTGATAGTCGATTGGAACCTTGAGGATTTCTGAACCCAGGTTACGATTGATTGCCGCGATATAAGTCGGTATCCAGAGTTTGATCGTTGCCACGACCGCCTCTTGGACGGAGTGGCCTCCATACATCGGGCCGAAGGCGTCATCGACGTATGAGAGATTCCAGTTTTCCCACCACTTAGGATCTGGGTTAGACATTATGGTTTCCTCAGGTGTGGGTCGCCGCGCGAGAACTGAGCGTACAAATCACGGTACTTGGTGACATCGCCCTTCTCAAGGCTCGTCTTTGTCAGCGGGCCACCCTTGTATGCTCTGGCGTCAGCAATCTTCAATAGATGCTGTTCTTGAGAAACGTTGGGCTCGACATTCTTCATCCACTTGGCGAAGAGTTTGTCCTGGTTCTCCTGGGAGAGTTTGTTCATGCTCTTGAGGTCGGAGATGCCGGTCATGTTGATTGACCTGTCCGACGGAACCTCGGCGCGCGAAAAGCCATCGACCCCGCGCGTGATGAAGTTCTTCAAGATCAAAGTTGCTATGGGGATAAATCCCGCAAGGCTTACGAATTTACGTGCAGGGTTGTTGCCCTGTGGACCGTTCTGGTGGAACCATCCATAATTCTTGCCGTGAGAATAGTCGGCCGGAGCAATCTTGGAAGGATCGATCAGCATTTCCATTCCCTTGGCCCCGAAGGTTCGAAGGGTGGGGTGGGTAGCCGCTTCCCGCAACCAGCCGTGAGCCACGAGGGGCTCGTTGGTGGTCGGGGCTCCGTTACTCTGCCGGTTGTACTGCGTGCTAAACGAAAGGTAAGCCCACTTGCCGGAGATGCCAAACTCGGGGGCTGAGCCTCCGCTGGCGAATCTGAGTTCTTCCATGAAGGCGAACTCTTGATAGATCTCCTGCATGGCGCCGGGAACATCTTCGAGGCGCTTGCTAAATAGTACGAGTTTGGTGATGACGCTATCTAAGCCCGACATACCAACCGCTCGACCGACTCGGTCGAAGTTGGTGCCGGCCCTGACCATCCCGGCCATTGGCTATCCTCGGACCCAGGGAGAGATCAAGTGTTCAATCTGAGTGTCGATGGCGTCAAGGTTCATTTCCTTGCGCATCTGAGGTTCCGCTTCCAGGATGAGGAACTTGGCGGCCTGAAAAAGGCACGCGCGGCGCAGGTCCGGTGGGACGCCCTTAGCGTATCCCCCGCTGTAGACGACGTTAATGCGGCTTCCCTCGGGGGCAAAGGTCCCCAAGCGCAACCATACGTGCCCGTCGGTTACGCTGGGGCCACGGATTCCGCCATTGGCAAAATCGATGGGCTGGTAGTCACCGTAAGTACGGTAGATGGTCATGGACTGGATGCTGTACGTCCACAACTCAGGATATGCCGGCGCGAACTGGTCTAGCCAGAAGTGGCGCACGAGCGACGATGCCCCAAGCGAAACGGCCTGCGACAAACCAAGAGATCCGTAGATGTCAAGTGGCATGTCAGCGTTGTTACCGTACTCCGTCGGGCTAATGCCGAAGAGTTCCGCTTCGTAGACAAAGTTGGAGAAAGGGGCCAGACGCCGACTGGTAAGGCTCTCGAGGTGGGCTGTAGCCTCCACGAGGTTGTCGGCAATCACGGCCGGGTCGATCTGCTGCGAGATCTCGTCGTAACGACGTTTGAAGTCTTCGACCGTGGCCAATGCGGCGGGATTGCTATACTGAGACCCGTCGTTAGCCATTGTCTACTACTCCTCGTCGCTAGGTGTTTCTTCCTTGGTCTTCTTGGCGCGCGTTGCGCGAGGCTTGACCTTCACCTCTTCGGCGCCTTTTTCGGCGTCGTCGTTCTCGTCCTTGGCTTCGACATTGACGTCGCCAAGTTCATTTCCTTGGTCGGGTAGCGCCCGAGCGGGGGCATCGACGGTATAGAAGCAGGTACCGGGGATGGCGAGGATTTCGTTCGCCAAGTGCACCGGAATTTCGAGAGCACCTTCGTCACCCGTAACGTCCCAGGCGAAACCCGGGGCAGATGAGATGGCAGTGCTCGCAACAAAAACTGAAGACATTCTGTTCCTTTCAGAGTGGTAAAACTAGAGGGTGGCCGGTGAGGAACGAGGGGGACCGGCCACCCTCTAGATACTGCGTTGTGTTGGCTGGGCCGACTACTCGATACCGAAGTTCGGGGTGTACGAGGCGTTGGTCGGGTAGACACCGTTACCGGCGGTCTTGTCCAGCGATCCCACAACGTTGGCCAGACGGCCAAGGTACTTCGGCGCACGCACAGCGAGCGTGGTGTCCGCCACGAAGGCAAACGGCAGGCTGTCCGGTGAGGCCGTGGTCGGGTAGACCTGGATCGGCTGCATCTCTCGGACGTACGGACGCACGATGTAGTTCGGGTCACGCGACATCAGGTAGATGCTCTGCTCGCCCTGACCCGTCAACGGGTGCAGGTTGGCGTTACCGTAGTAGTACGTGGTGGGCGCCGTAGCAATCGTGTGCGTTCCGTCAGACGGGACGAGGGCGGAACCCGTGTCCTTGATCTGCGTGGTGGGCCAGATGTTGCCACTGGAGTCCAGGTAGAAAGCGTCAACGACACCGAGCAGGTTGATGTTCGGGTTCGTCGGGGCGGTCGCCGAGGCTGAGTAGTTGGCGTACACCTTGTAGTGCGTGGGCTGCGAGCCTTCCGGACCCGTGGGGGTCGAGAACGACAACGTCACCGTGTTGGTGGACGTACCCGCGCCAACCTGACGCTGCACGACGGTAGCGGCCTGGATCTCACCGAAGCGGGCGATGACAGGAGCAACCGTGTAGTTGCAGTACGTACTGGCGGCGATGGTACCACCCGTGGTGGCCGTGGCCGTGGTCACGGTGCCCATCTTGTTGGTGCGCGGCGAGAGGAACGACGTCTTGACAATCGGGATGCCACGGTAGGTCTGAACGATCAAACCAGGGGCAATCTCGACGTTGTCAACGAAGCGCTGCTGGTTGACGAGCAACTGCGAGAGTCGGCTCGTCGCCACCGGCGACATGACGAACATCCACTCATCGTTCTGGACGTCTTCGGCAACGTTGCTTTCAACGAGGTCGATCAACTGGTCCAGTCCACCGAGGGACAAGTAGTTACCACCAAAGTCGATGGCGTTCTGGTCGACACCGTCGGTCCAGGGCGAGTAGTTGGGGGCTCCCCAAGTCTGCGCACCACCGTAGTTGTCGATGCTACCGCCGCCGATACCGTTGGACGGGCCACCGGTCGAAGCGTTGGTGAACGAAGCAACAATCGTGTCGAGACCGTCGAACTGCGGGTAAGGACCGGCAACCGTCGGCTGTGAAGCACCCCACACCAGGGCGTTCTCGACGTCCCAGTACAGGCCACGCGCGGCGCCTTCGATTTCACGGGCACGCAGGTCTCCGACGACGTCGGCCGTAACGGCGTTCGCGTAACCGGTCACCGCACCGACGCTCTGGAGCAGTCGGATGGTGAAGTTTTCCTGCGCGTAGTTCGAGGTCGAAACGGGGCGTGCGCCACCGTCGGTCACGAAACCACCCGACGGGAGGGTCGTACGCTTGTTGAAGTAGTAGACCGTGGCACCGTGCTTGACGGTGGGCAGCGAGCGCACGAGCGGCGCATAGCGGCGCTGGTACTCAAGCAGCACCGGGTCGATTTGCTTTTGGACGAGTGCCGCAGCACCCGAGGCGGTCAACGCCTCTTCGAGATCATTAGGCATTTGCCATTCTCCTTGTTGATGAACTTAGTTCTGTTGGTTTGATTCGGACTGGTGTTGCTAGAAGCCGCGGTCGGCGCGCTGAAACAGGTTGTTGAAAAACGGCTGGGATTCCCACACCGAACGGGCGTGGTCACGGAAGTCAGCCGACTTCATTTCGGAGACACGGCGCACCGCGTCTTCGTCATCGCCGTCGAAACTCTCGGTAGCGGCACGACTGGTCACATGACCAACTCGTCCACCGCCGCTACGGCGATAGTCGGCGACTTCGTTCCGGCGGCTCTCTTCGATGCTTTGGGTGACAATCGCCTTCAACTGGTCGGGCGTCAGGGTGATGCTCTCGCTCACTTCATTCTCCTTGGGGGCTGCGGACTCTTCGGCCGCGGCGGTCTCTTCGGCGGGGGCTTCCTCGCCGTCTTCGTTGTCCTCGTCTTCGTCGGCCTTGGGGGCTTCCTCGGACTCGATGGTCGGCTTCAAAATCTCCGCAACGGCAGAGGCAATGGCCTTGAGGTCGGCTGCGCTGAAGGTGGGAGCGGCAGACTCTTCAGTCGCCGTCTCATCCTTAGCGTTAGCCTCGGTGCTTTCGGTCGTCATGTCGACTTCCTCCTGTGGTTGATTGTCTTCCTTGTCGGACGTCGACTCGGTGATTGGTACTGGCTGCCCGCAGGTGGGGCAGTAAAGGGCAGCGGCAGGCATCTCGGCCTCGCACGCAGGGCATGGAACGGACTTGTCGGCGTTGGTGGCCGGCGTTTTGGTTCCGAAGGACTCTTCGGCAGCCTCGCCCGGGGTGACGACGTCTCCGTCGGCATCAGGGTCGAGTGTGTTCAGCGCCAGGACGGCGGCTGCGGCGATCAGGGTGGCGGTCGAAGCAAGATTGTCGGGATCAATGTCGTAGCCGCTAATGCTGATGTTGGCTGCGTTGTTGTCTAGTGACATGGAGGCGTAGGCCTCGAGAACCGCCTGCATGTCATTGACCAGGGTGTTGAACTCTTCCTGGACGTCGATGCCGAACTTTTTGGCGGCCGACTTGATGCGCGACTTGATTCGCTGCAACTGAGCCGGGGTGTATGGCTCGGTGTTCTTGCTTTCGTTGATGTACGACCAGGCGGCGCGGACGTGCTTGGCGCTGTCAATCGGATAGCGCTTTTTCTTGTCGGACTGGTAGCCGGGGTCGGCGTACTTGACGTCGCCGTAGGGCTTAGAGGAGTCCTTTTCCATGAGTTCGCGTATGACGGTCTCGGTCACGCTCTCGATGAGGTCGCGCTGGCTTTCGCTCACGGCCTCTTCGTCGGGCTCCACGACCTCTTCGAAGATCTCGCGGGTAATGACAATGTCGTCGCTCTCAACGGACTCGAGGATGACGCGATTGCTCTCATCTTCCGGGTCGAAAGACTCAAACAGTTCCACTTTCTCGATCATGGCGCCGGAGACTCCCGGACGGCCAGTGAAGTCGATGCCGTCAATTTGGATGTCGGGCGCAGTCAGGACCATCTCGCCATTGTTTTCAACTACCTCGAAGTCACCAACCCAGCCTCCACGAATGGAAACTTGGCGAGCAAGATCGGCGTCGGCCAAAAGAGCAATGTCGCGGCCGGCCGCAGTGGCAACAATCTCTGCTTCGAAAGTGGCGCTTCCATCGGGGAGTTGATCCACCTTTGTAATGCGGCCCACCTTCATCAGTGAGTTGTCGTCGCGCGCGTCCTTGTGACTGGCGTACGAGGTAAGGGCATCGCTTTCGGGATTCGCTAGCGATTCCTGCATTCGAGCAACGGCGCGCCCGATGTTCTCAGCAGTGTACAATTTCTTGTTCTTAGAGACGCCGGGGCGGAGAAAGGTACCGCTAACTCGAGCGGCCAACTTGGAAGTCATTCTGGATTGCTCCTTAGAGTGGTGGGGCCTACCTCGGAGTGAATTTCTTGCCACGGAACTTCCAGCGCTTTACCTGCTGGCGTCTGTGAGAGTGAACCACGAGGCGGGACTTAAACTTGTGTCGCCGGGCTCTACCCCAGCGCGTCCTGGAGTCGTAACCGCCAGGACTGATGTCTGACTGGAACCTCTTGGGTATGCCGTTGATGTGCACACCAGGAAGGCTGACCTTCTTTTTGTAAGCAAGCCATCTAGTTCCGAGGGCTCTGTGCTTCATGCCGGCGAGGTAGCGTTCGTTGTACGCCCACAGCGTTCCTTGAGCCCCGCGACTTTTGACGGTGCTGGCTCTAAAGGATCTGTACGGCTCAGCCGAAGTGTGCCGAGAATGGCCCTTGGCCAACCTGGCTTTCAGAAGGTTCAGGCGTTCGGCCTCTAACTGCGCCGAGGTCTGGTTGCCTGACCTGTATTTGTGGTGCATGGCATACGCGCCAGCACGTCCGAGATAGTTCCCGGAGGACATTAGGCAATCTGCTTGCTAACCAGTGCGGCCGCCTTGGCCGCCGTCAGTCCCGCGTAGGGAGTGAGTTGACCGTACGGACTGGCGCCGCCGAGCAAAAGGTCGCCCAGGACTTCACCCATGACCTCTTCGGTCTCTTCGAATTCTTCGGGGTTGTCGATCATCTACTTGGTTGCCCCTGGTGAAGGAGGTGCTTCGGGTGCTCCAGTTGCCTGGCCTCCCTTGGCGCCAGCGTCGGGGTTGGTGTTCCCCTGTACAGGTGCATTCTTGGGTTGGCCGGCAACCTGGGCAATCTCCAAATTAGCCTCGGAGAGGTCGGAAAGGTGCTTCCACAGAACCATGTTCTGTCGGTCGACCAGGACCGGGTCGTCACCACCCTCAACGGGCGGCTCGCCGACGTCTGTACGGGCTCGGTTAAGAACCCACACACCGTTGCGGATGCGCTGGTCACGAATGTTCTCGATGACTTCGTCGTCTCGCCAGTCGACTGCGCCGAACTTGAGGTACCAGTCGGCAATGCCGTAAGTTTGGTACAGGAGGGCAAACGAAAACTTCTCGAGCACGATTTCCTGAATTGGGCCGCAGGTGTTGACTCGAAACGACTTGTCTTGCTGGGTTCCGGTTCCACCACCGAGGTTACCCGCTTCGATGATTCCCACCTTGGAAGGCGGAACACCGTAGCCGGAGCAAATCTCGTCTCGACGGCGCTGCAAAACGCCTTCCCAGTTACTAATCTGGTTGATGCCGAGTTCGTGGACAACGGCCCCACCCTTCGTTTCGAAGAGGTTACCAATGTTGCGCGCGCCCATGTTGCGAATGCTGTACTGCTGGGAGAAGCGTGAGCGCTCCGATTCGGGCAGGGCGATAGGCCAGTCGACGTGGGCGCGGAGTGGGTCGCCCTTCTTCATTGTTTCCTTGACCAGCGCGGCGGCAAAAAGCCACGACGTAATCGGGAGGATGTTCTTCTGCGTGGGAGACACGCCGTAAAGAGTGTCGCCAGGAGAGTCAAACTTGACGTGGATGATCTGCTTTGGCGCAAAATACGCTTTGCGGTTCGTCTGAGTTTGCTGTTGGAACCCCGTCACGGTGCCATGTTCGTCCGCCAGGACGGTGATGGTAGTCGGGTCGAGCGGGTAGAGTGCGGCAGGCTTGCCGGCGACCCATACGACCTCCGTGAAGGAGTCTCCAAAAATCATGAGGTCAGTAATGACGGTACGCATCAACTGACGTATGTCATTTTCGGGGTTCACGAACTTCAGCAATTCTTGAATTTCGCGAACTTCCGGCGGGGCTTCCGGGATCTCGGGAGACCCATAGGGCTTGGTCTCGTAGACAACGTCTAGGCCACCAGCGGTGCAAGTACGGGCAATGACGTCAACGCAGGCAGACGACCAGGTGCACGCAAGGTACGCCTGGAGTAGTTGCTGCATGAAGGTTCCGCGGTCCATGGAGCCGGCGGTAAGATTGGAGCCCGGGTTGACGGCGGTTGAGCCACCAACTGGAATGCCGACTCCCCATCCTGTACGCTTTGGAGACTTGGGGCGGCGCCCCTCTTCTACCGTAGCGATGGAGTGACTGACGAACTCGGCGAGTTCCCCTCTAAAAGATGGCATTGTATGTTCTCTCCTAGAGGATGTTCAGCCCGAGGTTGCCAACAAAACGTCCCCCGCCGTGAAGCGTGAATTCAGGCTCGTTAGAACGCTGGGGGGTGTCTTGGGTCATGGTCTCCGGAAGGCCAGTAGTCGGTGTCTTGATCTCCGCATCGTGAAAGATTGGTCGAGCATAGTTGCCGACCGCCATGCACATGTAGCGCAGGGCGTCGGGTATGTGGTCGTCAACGTTCTTGGTCGCAGCGTCGTCAGGCTTGACGGGGTCGCGCGGGAGCGTCGGAATGGTTTCGATGAACATGGGGCACTTGTCTTCGAAGACGTGGAGCATAGGGCATGTCTTCCATCCCATGCTTCGGTGGTATTCGCAAGCAGGTCCATCGTTAAAAAAGTAGTGGACTCGAGCCCAACCGTTAATGCGGTTATTGTCGGCCTGAATGATTCCGCACCCATTGAGTCCGTAATCGTCTGCGATGGTGTAAGTCGTGCCACGGTTCCCCCACATAGATGGGTCCGCATAGTGCATGACTTCGTTCTCTCCGGCGTCTTTTTCGGCACCGATAATCGCCTTAGCCTGGTCTTCCGAGTACAAGCCTGTAGCGTAAATCTCCCTGTATACCCAGAGCCGGCCGTCTTGGTCTGGGGACCCCCAGACGCAAGCGAAGGGGGCGGAGACTCCGTAGTCGATTCCTGCGTAGCGTTGCCACTCTTTTGGAACAGCAAACGATGGCACAACGTGTCGTGCATACGACCATTGCGGGAAGAACTGCCCGACCATCGCATCCCAGTCGCCGTCGCGCATTGCGGCTCGGCGCTGAGGATCGGGGATTGAGTTGAGGACCGCGTCATAGCCCTCGTTGATGTGAGGGTTGTCGGTAGCCTTGGCGGGAATGTAGGCGACCGTTCGGGTCGTGCTGGTTCCCTCGATGCGCTCGGTGTGTCGGACCTTACCACGCTTGGTGGGGTTGATGAAGCGGTCCTTGAGGTACTTGTGTCCGATGCCGCCCGGGTTGGACGATAGCCGCAAGCCGATGACGGGAACAAGTTTGTCACCGGAACGCAAACGTTCCTCGATGTGCTGGATGACGCCGGGGAGCATGAGGCTCGCCTCGTCAATGTAGAATGCCTGGTACTCACCACCGAGGATTCGGGATGCGTCTTTCAGGCTTTCAGCGTAAGTAAAGTTGATGACTGAACCGTTGGGGAAGGTGAGAACCTTCTTGGTTTCGTTCCAGCGACCACCCAGGACGGCGGCGTATCCCCACTTCGCCAACTGCGAAATGAAGGATTCTTCCAACTCGTTATAGGTGCGTCGGAAACAGCCGATTCGCATTCCAGGGAAGTTGACGGCGTTCCAGATGGCGTCCATGAGCATAGCGGCAGATTTGCCACCACCCGCCGCGCCCCCGTAAAGGATGGCATCGAGGCGCTCGGCCGAAGCCTGGTGGAAAACACGCTGACGCTCGTGGGGCGTGTAACCGATCTTTTCGAAAACGTCGATCTCGGGCGGCTTAATAGTCGCCGAAATGCGGTCACCAAAATTGATTGCCATGCTTATCCTACGATGATGTACTTGGCCACCAGCGCTACGGTGCAAAGAGCACCCGACAAAACAAAGAGCGACACGGAGTTGAGCAAGCCGGCGAGGGCTTCTCGAGATTTGGCCATCCCCACTAACGCTTCTGCGTTGGCGATGGAGTTGGCGAGTTGAACTTGCTCCGTCCGCTTTGCGGATTCGAGCATTTCGTCGTACCGAGCGTCGCCGATCATCTCGCGCGCTTCTAGTTCTGCGCGCCCAACAATGCGGTTGACCTGGTCGGCTATCGATTGCTCGGCTGGTGATGGGGTGTTGAGGTCTTCGCTCATTAGAATCTTAGGTCCTCTACGTCGTCGTTGCTCATCAGTCGTCTGATGAAAAGATCGTGAGCCTCCCACTGGAGAGCCGCCGGCAGTCTCGCGCATTCGGAGACCTGCCAAGGCTCGAATCCGAGCATCAACAGTTCGTTGGGTGTGGGGGGTACGGAGGTGTCCCTAGTCTCACTCATCACTATATCACACTATTTCTGATTGTCAAGGGTACGAGCGGGGTGCCGTGCAGGGGGCTGCTCGGTGACGAGGATCTTGCCGTCGCTAGAACGGGCCTTCGTCTTGTAGGCAACCCATCGCTGGCGGTCGGGCGCTCCGTTAGCAACCCAGTCGGCCCAATCGTCCAGGCACAAGGCTTGCTTGGCTGCCGGAAGTATCTCGCAAACCTCGCATGGCGCTGACGCCTGCGAGCGCTGGCGCTGCTTCTCCACTCCGTCTCGCAACATGACAATGCTCTGCAACGCTCGGATGAAACTGTGCTCGCCGTCAATGATGTTTCGCTCGACGGACTTAACTTCGGCCCGCACGGGGTCCTTGAGACCCTTGCCCTCCATCTTGGCGATGACAGCCCGCTCGACGGGCGACGAAGAATTGCTCGAAGCGCTCCGGGGCATGCCAATGTCGATTCCGCCACCGGAGGAGCCGTCGACCTCGATGGCGTCGCGTCGGATGAGTTCCTCGACGTCCTCGGCCTTGATCTTGGAGAGCAAGACGGCAGTATTTGACAAACTCTCGAGAATTCGGTCGCGCCGCTGCTGTGCCCTGCGACTCAAAGGTTTTGCCATCTGATTTCCCCCTATAGATACGAAGAAAGACGCCCCTGAGGGCGCCTCTCCTACAATCATTATTGCACAGAAGTGCAGTTATGTCAAGGGTACGGTGGCAAAGATCCTTTGCTCAACGAGCCGGCGTTACGAGCGAACCACACGAGGTCTTGCAACTCTAGGGTCACATATGCGTTCTTGATTGGTTTGCGAACTCTCTTGTGGACCAGGAACGGAAACTTGGCTATCCTGCGCCCAGTCTCCCTGGACTGGTCAACCCATGACGCCAGAGCCATGGCTTGCTGATTCTTGCATTCGATTGCAAACGGGGTCCCTTTGATGTCACCGCCGCCAAAGTCGGCGCTGCCAGTTCTCTCGGCATCAGGGAAGCCGTTCTCTCGTAGATACGCCACGACCTCTGATTCGAACTTAGTTCCCTTGGCGCGCGACTTACTCATTTTTTTCAAACGCCGTCCAGGAAACCTCTAGGGTTCCGTCGGCCATTTGGCAGGTATTGATGTAGCCGACCTCGAGCAGGCGCCCCCCAAGTTTGATCTCATTACCGAGCCTAATCATTGGGATTGGCTTCTTCTTCCTGCGTTTCATGAGTTGCTCCAAGAGTCTAAAGGTAATTTGGTGGATATTGCGACGATGCCGGCGCTATCCGCTTGCGGCCTGATGGTGCTGTCCGGCAATGGGGGGATCTGCGAAAGGCTCACAAAATAAGCCTACGCACGAACAATTCGTTTTGGAACAAACCGGTCACGGCTGCGAACTGAGTGAGGAGATCTTCGGGTGTTCCGTCATTGTCGAGGACGAAATCCTGGTCCGAGTAAGCCGTTTCGCTCGCGTGCGCGTTGACGGGGAAGTAGCCCTCACGATGGATGCGGACAATGATTCCTCCGCGCTTCTTGATGGCCTCTGCCTCGTTGGGAAAGCGAACGTCCGGAATTACCAGTCGCGCTGCGTGGGGCTTGTTAAGAACAGCGTCAACCCATACGGAGTCGTTAATATGTGTGCGGCCGCCTTCGGTGCCAAGGCGCTGTAGGTACTCCCGGATGACTGGTTGCTCGTCCTTGGCGGCCTCCCAGCCGATTTCGTCGACGACATCCTTGACGGAAAGAAAGACCGGCGCCGTTCCAGCGGTTCCAAAACGTGGGAAAGCCGTCGAGCCGCCCGTTGCGTCGAGCCCGATTACCGGGTTAAGAGCGTATAGGACGTTGCGGAGGGTGTCTGCAAAACTACCTCGCTGAAAACCCAACTTTTCCACCATCTGCGCGGCTAGGGTGTCTTTGCCAGAGCGTGCAAAGCCGGTAATGCCGACCAGGACTTCCTTCTGGAACAGACCCGTGGACTCGTCGACTCGGTAGAAGTCGAGCCCCAACTTGATGCCGAACTCTCGCTCCAACTTGGCGCCGGCTGACTTCTCCCACCCAGGCAGGAAAGCGATGGCGTCGCACCGGAGGAGGGCGGCGTAGTCGCGCTTCATCGCTTCGTGGAAGTCGGCTTCCGTGAAAACAACCTCCGCGTTGTTCCCGTCGAACCCGATCTCGCGGTCGATCTCGGCGGGGGAAATTACCGTCCAGCCAAGGGTGCGCAACCAATCGGAGTTTGCGTCGAACGCTGGGAAGTTCCACTTGTCGTATCCGCGCATTGGTCCTGCGACATAAACAGTTCCCTGGCTCACTGTGTCTCTCCTGTTGTGACGTCGGCGTGGATAACTCTTACCCCTGCCGCCTTGCACCGCTTGACCATGTCGGCCGTCCCGGTCCCTCCTGCAAACTGTACCACAAAGTCTGGCCCCGTGTCAACCATTTTTTGGTTGCGAAGGCCGCCCGCCGATTTGCCGTGCTTGGCCCAGTTAGCCTTGTGCTGTTCCACCGCGTTGCCGAGGTACACGGCGGTTTGGGCCGATACCGAATCAACGCCGCTGGCTCCACCGTGGACAAGAATGTCACCCGGCTCCAGGATCTCCTTCAGCACTCGGTGGATGTGAATGTAGTCGTAATTGCTACGACCACCCGTCACGCCAACACGGCGACCCATTAAAACGTACCAAAGATTTCGTCGGACTCGTCGTCTTCGCCAAGGTAGCCATCGGCTGGGGCGGAATCGGCGTCGGTGTAGGGGTCTTCGTACTTCAACTTTTCGGTGAGAGCGGCGATGCCGTCAATCCAAATGCCCCATGGCCAACGCACGGCTTCCCAGGTGCACATGAAGTGCAGTTCGAGCCGCTTCGCCGGGGGGATCTGAACGCCCTTGGACTCGAGATAGTAGAAATCATTCTCGAGAAAGTAGCGGAATCGGCAGTAGAGCAAAAAAGTAACGATGATGTACACCGCCAAAGCAAAGTCATACCAGGTCACGATACTTGTCCTCCATGGATCTTGTCCCACAACTCTTGTGTGACGATTGAAGCGCCGGTAACAAGGCCGCCACAGATGTAGCGTACCCCGCCGGACGTGTAGGTTGTCTCTCCCTCTAGGGCCAATACCGTCGCCGGCTGGGGTCCAAGGTTGGTGACGACAGCGTCAACTTCCAGTTTTGCCCATACTCGACCTTCGCCGGGGGTGAGGAATGCACGACCAATGGAGCGCGCTTCGTCGAGGTCGACATAGAGGGGAACGACATGAGGGATTTCAACATCCTTGTATGTCGAGCCGGGCTCGTCGACGTGGGCGAGGGTAAGGATTCGATTCTTCTTTTTTGCCATGCGCAGACAGTAGCACAGAACGCGCCGGAAGTCAAGTAAATGAATCGAAGCATTGACTTCGAGCGGTGTACGTGGTATGGTTGAGTAACTCTAACTGGGAGAAACATGTCACTTTCAACTAAGGCAACCAACTACGCCAAGAATGTCATCCGAACCGCCGTCCCGGCAGTCGTCGGTGCAATTCTGGCGTGGATCACTAAGGCCACGGCCGGTCTCGGCGCTCAGTGGGTCGGGGTTCTGACGCCCATCTTTGGGACCGCCTACTACGCCGGCCTTCGATGGGCGGAAACCAAGGTCCCGAGCCTGTCGTGGCTTCTGGGAGCACTCCCGGCTCAGCCGGAACCGGTTCCCGTGGTCGTTTCGCCTAGCGCCAACCAGGGCAACGCTGCCCCTGCGCCAACCGCGACCAAGTAACCAATCTTCAGCATTTGCCCCTCGGGTTTCGGCCCGGGGGGCTTTTTGCATTATAAACTTGACTTTTGCCCGCCGGTGTGCTATAGTGATCGAAGCGGATTGGCGCAGTTGGGTAGCGCGGGTGGCTCATGCTCACTAGGTCACGGGTTCGAGTCCCGTATCCGCCACTAGCCGGTTGCATGGCGCGTATGCAATCGGTGATTAACCCCCCTAGATGGTCGGTTGCCAGACTTTCAGTTCTGGTGGCTCGCAGTTCGACTCTGCGTCGTGGGGGCTAGGGGGTGCGCCTACCCGTAAGGATGGCTGGTCCAGAGTTGGTTTTTGGTTGTTTCAGCCAACAAAGGATTTTGCCCACCCCTTGTTTTTTCAAAAGGCGTGTCTCAATATCCGTACATGGCGTGATGTCTCGAAATCGAGACACGCCTACTACGTTTTACCCCCCATATGGGGTATTTTGTAGTGTTCCCTCAAACCCACTGTTTGCCGACACCGCAAACAAAGCAAAATAGGCAACAGGCGCAAAAAGGTGGACAGTTGAACTGCAAAAATTGCGGCAAACCCATCAAGGTCAAGCGCTGGTCCAACGTCTACGGGGATCATGCGCGCTGGATGCACGAAAATGGCAGAGCCCTGTGCTACCCCATGACGATTGCTGAGCCCACGGACCGCTAGTTGCGGCGCAAAACTCTCGAGATGCGACGGCGCTGAGTCTTGGTAAGCATCAACAGGTGCCAGCCCAACATCATGCCCATTTTGTCGTTGTCGGCGCACGCGGCGTGGAAGCACGCTAAGACAGTCTTGTTTTGGACGTTGCCGTTAGAAAGAACGGTGTAATAGTGGCCGCCGAGTCCGTTCCCGGGCTTCGAAAGGTATTCGGCCAGCAGGGGCTCGACATCGGTGATGGACAACTTCACAAGCAGTCTCCGTACAGATCCCTTGCAACATCGCTGAGGATTTTGATTGTCTCTAATAGATCCGTGTTGAGTGATGTCACTCGTCCACCCGCCTCCGAGAATGGTTCGAACAAGCCGTACAGTCGATCAATGAGCCGGTACGACAAGCGTGACAATTCCATTTCGCTCAGGCCGCCAAGGGATAAGGCGTTTTTTCTACGCTCGTTTGCCGAAGCCAGGCGCAGTTGTAAGTCTTCGTTGGCGTACTTCACCTGATTTCTTACTTCACTGCCGCACTGAAGAATATCAGTTAGTGAAGGTTCGGGACGGGGAATGTCTTGCAGTTGTCCCTTTACGCGCTCGTAGTCTTCCCTGGCCCCCAGCAACTTACCTTCCAATTCGGCCTTCTCGCCGGCAAGGTTTCCGATCTCGAGCCTCGCATCTGAAAGTTGCAAGTTCATCTCGTTGATGATGCTAGCGTACGGTTCCTCGGGCACGTAAACCAGCGCGTTATTGATGAAGTCTGTCATTGCATTTCCTCGTAGATTCTTTTCAGTGTCTTGGCTACGCTTCCGCCCAGCATGAAGAAGTTGTCGATGAGAAAGTCGAAGTATCCCTCGTCGGGTGCGGCCGGGCTGGCCTCCCTCATGAGCACTTCGAGCGCCTCCTGGAGTTTTTGGTTCTCGGAGCGCAACTCGGAAATCAGACCCGCCGAAGCATTATCGAGGTCGTCCGCCACTATCAAGTAGTTGTTGAGTGGGTAATCGTACCAGGCGCCGTTGTAGGCCTTAACCCTGATCCCCTCCCACACGCCCAGCATCCACGTCGGCTGCCACTCGGTGCGCTGCAAAATGTCGTTGAGCCAGGATGGGTCCATGTCTGGGTGTATGTACAGGGCTCGAAAGGCCCCCTTGCCTTCGGCGTGCGCCCAAGGAGCATCGGTCGTGACGTCAAGGATTCCCTCGTCGAACGGCTGGATGGTGCGAATCATTCGGCCACCCGCC